GAAATCCCTTCCACTCTCACTATGAGAGAATTAAGATGGCTACCTGATCGCTGGGAAGCGAGCAGTAGTGTAGCGATAACCACCGTCGGTGCCGTACTTACCGCGACCTTGTGAATCAGACGATAAGAGAATTGGTTTTACCCAACGCTCTTTCACTTGATCACTGTCGTTGTATAGTTCGGACTTTCGGAGCTTGTACGCATAGAAGGCGGCTTGTTCAGCATCCCTGTACCTCTGAGTAACGCTATACACACGACAGATGTAACCGTCGTGGCTAAAGCTGAAACGCAAAAGGTCAAGAGAAGATAGAAAACCGCGGTCATCGACAGCGTATCTAGGTATTCTTGGAACATAAGGATCCTTAAAGAGGCTTTTAAACCTCTTAATAATAAGGTGAAATACGTTTCCAAAAACCTCAGGTACGCCAATCAGTCTTTCAGTCCAACGAAAGACGCGATTGTATAGTCGAATGACTTCCTCGCGCTTATCAGATACGTTTTTCTGATAGGCGGGCGTAACCAACTGACCGTCGAAGAAATGACTACCGCAAGATTCAAAGAAACGTCCAGAAGAGAAACTCTTCTTTTCGTTTACTTTAAATCCGCAGAAGTCAAATACTTGTCGGAGCTGCTTATAGGCTTCTCTATCAATAATGATATCGTCGCCATAAACAGACACAGTCGGATTAGGAACACTTAGAGACTCAGAAACCGCGCTCGCGAGAGCGTAGAAGATGAGACTCTCCAACTCGAATGTGAACCCGTTTCCCATAGATGAGAATTTATGAGAGCGGAGCCACGTGTCTTCGTACAAAGTTTCTTTCGAACGAAGATCATCGAGAAGGAAATACCAATCTAATGGTAATAGTGATTTGACAAGCTCAATGGTTATAGTATCACTCGCGGACGAAAGGTCAACTGTGCAGAAATCGTTTATGATAGCGATTTGTGCAAGCAATTGGTTTTTCGTTTGATCGTCGAGGTCAACCCCAAATCTTTTAAGACGGCGACGGATGATTGATCCAACGGACTTCTGTAAATAGATATTTGCAGTAGGTTCGATGGAGATACATCTGTCAGTCTTAGCGGATTTAGGCACGGTAGTCAGTTTGTTACCCTTCACGAAAGTGAAGCACTCAGGTAACAGGCTTACTGGGCCATCGATTTTCAGGTCAATGCTTTCGCACCAACCTGGATCGTGGCCGACGATGCTGCTGATATATTTAAAAGCAGTATCGGTC